TCTAAAGGAGGAAATCTGATCTATGGCCACAACTACCCTGGGCAACAAAGCTGTTGGCAGTGTTATCAAGCTCAAAGAGAGCGGTGTGCTGGCGGAGTTTTATGTTGCCAAACATGACTATGAGAGCGGCCTCAACGGTGCGGGGCGCACCCTGGTGGTCCGCAAGGACTGCTATGACACCCGTGCATGGCACAGCTCCAATGTAAACGCCTACGCATCCAGTGCCATTGACACCTGGCTCAACAGCACCTACAAGGGGCTGCTGGACGCTGACATCCAGAGCGTTATTGGCACCACCAATTTTTACTACACCCCCGGCAACGGCTCCACCAGCGTGACCACGCTGACCCGTGCCATTTTCCTGCTGTCCGTCACTGAGCTGGGCAAGACCGCCAGCTACGCCAACACGGAGGGCTCTGCACTGTCTATCGCCAGCAGCTTGCAGATTGCCTACCGCAACGGCTCTGCGGTTACTCAGTGGACCCGCTCCCCGTACACGAACGGCACCGGCTACGCCTGCTTCTTGCTCACTAGCGGCAGTGTCAGCGGCAGCTACTGCACCAATGCCCGCGGGTCCCGCCCCGCTTTCACTCTCCCCTCCACCCTCTCTGTCAGCGATGACGGCTCTGTGTCCGTCAACACTGCGCCCACCATCACCAGCGGAACTACCAACGGCGCAAACCTGGGCACCAAGGCTGAGGGCTTTAATCTCACTTATACTGTCAACGATGTTGACGGCGATGCTGTCACCGTCAAGGAGTATCTGGACGGCACGCTCAAGCGCTCCTACACCGCAGTGCTGGGTGCCACCAACACCTTTGAGTGCGTGACCGCCGCCAACTACCAGAAAATCCTCAACGGCACCCACACCCTCAAGGTGGTGGCCAATGATGGCAAGGCCGACAGTGCAGAGTTTACGGTGACTTTCTCCAAAAAGATCACCACGGCCACTGTGACCCTGGCAGATGCTCTGGAGGCAGATGACCTCATTTCTGTCATGGTTGCTACCGTCCTGGGCTCCATCCCCGATGATGCAGACCTGGAGGTGCTGGTCACCAACAACGCCAATGACACCAGCCCCGTGTGGGAGGATGCCACCGCAGACATCCTGGCCGGTGCCAACCATGTCTTTACCAACCAGACTGCCGCCAACGGCTTTGCGTTCAACTTCAAGCTCACCGTGAGCAGAGGCGCAAGTGATGTGGGCGGCTATATTTCTAACATCGGAGGTGCATTTCAGTAATGGGTATCAAAGCAACCAACAAGAGCCTCAAGGAGATCAATGAGGCCAAGCGCTACGAACAGCAGCGCAACGATGCCGCCGCCATTGCCTTTGTGGTGCTGGCTGAGAGCGGCCAGGTGGATGATGTCACTGCATCTGAGCAGTCCATGCTCTTTGCGGCCTGGGTGCCCGGCGTGGCCTATTCTGTGGGCCAGCTCCGCCAGCACAACGGTGTCCTGTACCGTTGCGTACAGGCCCACACCTCCCAGACCGGCTGGGAGCCCGATGTGGCCACATCCCTGTGGGCTGTGACCAGTGACCCCGCTGAGGAGTGGCCCGCATGGAGCCAGCCTGTGGGCGCACATGATGCCTATGCGGCAGGTGCTAAGGTCACCCACAATGACCAGCACTGGATTTCTACGGTTGACGGCAATGTGTGGGAGCCTGGCGTTTACGGCTGGGACGCTGCCACTGAATAAAGGAGGCGGTCCCCATGGTCATTGAAATCTCACTTTCCGGGCTGCTTGCTCTTTTGGGCATCCCCACAGCAATCACGGCTTTTTGCTCCTGGATGCTCCAGCGGCGCATCACCAAGCGTGAGGAGGCCCAGGAGGCAAGGGAAAGAGCCCGTGAGAAAAATGAGGTGCTTATCATCCGTAGCACCGGCGCTGCCATCGCTTTGGGAGAGGCCACCGCAGAGGCTCTGAAAAATGGGCATTGCAATGGCGAGATGGAGGCAGCCCTGGAATATGCCCGCAAGGTCAAACATGAACAGAAAGACTTTTTGACTGAGCAGGGTGTCCACGCACTGTATTAAGAGAGGAGGGCGGTGATGGAGTTTTCAAAAAAGATGCTGGTGCTGCACAGCACAATCACGGTGCTGTTGATTATTGCTGTGGTGGTCATCAATGTAGCAACTGAGCACGATGTCACCGCCCTTGCCGCTTTGGCTGGCACATCCTTTGTGGTTGATGGCACCTGGGGCGGCTTTTACCTGTGGAAATCCAAAAATGAAAACCGGGCGAAATATGCCCAAAAGTTTGTGCGCCTCTTTGCCAAGCAGTATGGCGTGGACGCTGCCATCCGCCTGGCTGAGATCGTGCTGAAAGACTAAAAAAGGAGGTACAGAATGAGCAACAGCCCTCTTGTAACCTATACCAACATCACGAAAAACAAAACCAGCCCCCGCAGGAGCAAGATTGATGCCATCATCATCCACTGCATTGTTGGCCAGTGGACCGCCAAGCAGGGGTGTGACTATTTTGCAACCACAGACCGGGACTGCTCCGCCAACTATGTGGTGGGCAAGGACGGCTCCATTGGCCTCTCTGTGGATGAAAAAGACCGTGCCTGGACCTCCGGCGGCTCTCTCAAGGTAAATGGCATTTCTGGTGCTGATTGGGACCACAGAGCCGTCACCATTGAGGTGGCCAGCGATACCACCCACCCCTATGCGGTCACGGACAAAGCCCTTGCAGCCCTCATTGACCTGTGCACTGACATCTGCAAGCGCAACGGCATCAAGCAGCTTTTGTGGCAGGGTGACAAGTCCCTGGTTGGAAAAATCGCCAAGCAAAACATGGCCGTTCATCGCTGGTTTGCCAACAAGGCGTGCCCCGGCGATTATTTGTATAACCTGCACGGCCAGATTGCCGCTGAGGTCAACGCAAGGCTTGGGGTGGCATCTCAGCCCGCCCAGGATGAAAAACCCGCCCTGGGGCTCTCTGTGGGCGATGTGGTGACCTTTACGGGCACCAAGCACTATGTCAGCTCCAACGCCAACAACGGCAAGAGCTGCAAGCCCGGAAAGGCCAGGGTCACTGCCGTGGCCAAGAGCGGCAAGCACCCCTATCATCTGGTCAAGGTCACTGGCAGCACCTCCACTGTGTACGGTTGGGTGGATGCCGCAGACATCCAGGTGGAGGAGCCCGCCAAGATCGTCAAGGGCAGCACCGTCAAGGTGAATAAGGGAGCTAAGACCTACACCGGCGGCTCTCTGGCATCCTTTGTGTACCGCAACACCTACACGGTCATGCAGGTCAATGGCTCCCGTGTGGTCATCGGCCAGGGCGGCGTGGTTACTGCCGCCATGAACATCAAAGACCTCACCCTGGTGGGGTAAAATAAAGAGGAGGTTTATATCATGGAATACATCTTTGACTGGTCCGTTATTCTCAGCATCGTTGGTGCCCTGGTTGTGGTCACCAACATCATTGTCCAGGTCCTCAAAAAGCTCACTTGGGACAAGCTGCCCACCAATCTCCTGGCCATCATCGTGTCCATGCTGTTGACCCTGGCAGTGTTCTTTGCATACTGTCAGATCAAGAGCGTGGCGGTGGTCTGGTACACGGTGGCCGCTGCCATCGTGCTGGGCTTTTTCGTGGCCTATGCCGCAATGTTTGGCTTTGATAAACTGAAAGAGGCCATCATGCAGCTCCAGAATAAGGAGTAAAAAGCTATGGCCAGATGGGGCAACTGTGACTATAAGCAGCTCCAGCAGCTCCGTGATAACATCGCAAAGCTGGAGAGCGTAGACATGGAGAAGTTTTGCCGGGATGTGTCCAAAGAGCTGGCCCGGAAACTGTTGCGCCTGGTCATCCCCCGCACCCCTGTTGGCATCTACAAAAACGGAGCCTATACCTGCGCCATGGGATTTACTCATTATGGGCACAATGTCCCCGGAAAAAACGGCGGCACATTGCGCCGTGGCTGGACAGCCAAAACGCATGATGAGGCCGCTGGCGGCAGCGGCAGTGGCTTGAATAAAGCCGCCGCTTATGCGGATGCTCTGCCAATTACCAAGTCTGGCAACACCTACACTGTTGAGATCATCAACCCGGTGGAGTATGCCAGCTATGTGGAGTTTGGCCACCGCACACCAAAAGGTGGTTGGGTGCCGGGGCACTATTTCCTCACGCTTTCAGAGCAGGACCTTGAGAAACTGGCACCTGCGGCCATAGAGCGGAGGCTGGAAAAACTGCTAAAAGACACATTCAGAGTATGAGAAAAGCCGGAGAGGGTCAAACCTCTCCGGCTCTTTTTTTTATTCTTCCATAAGCTGGCGCACTTTGTCCAAATATTCATTGTATGCGTTTTCAATGGGTATAAAATCCGCATCGTGTTCTTGTAATCTGTTCAGAAAAGCCTCCAACCTACGCTGCCGCCCCGCTTGCGTTTTCAACTGCATGGCGGCTGTTGTTTCCTTTTCAAAAATACGGTCCAAAAAATCCAGCATCAACGCATCAACTGCAGAAAGTGCACTCTCACAAGCCTTGATGGTGCGCTTATCTATTTTGCACCCAGCTTGCTTGGCTTGCAACAGAGTGTGTGCACATCTGCGGGCCAACTGCAAGCGGCTGAAAAATGTTTCATCGTTATAGGTCTGTTGGCACAACTGGAAACTCTCAGCCAATATGCGGGCATCGTTTTGTGCTTGCATCGGTGAGTAATATTTCCGCATATCCCGCAGAATATCAGCGGGCACCTCCCTCTCCGCAAAGGAGATGCTGATGCCCGGCTCCACTGGCTGTGTCAGATCAGAAACAACCGGCTTTGCTTTTGGTTTTCTCTTTCTCAGCAGCAGGAAAGTGAACAGACCGAAGATGACGGCCAATACAGTGAACATGACCCTCACCTCTGCCTCCGTGATCGCTGTGACCACATAGACCAATGTGCACAGTCCGCACATCACTCCCAATATTGTTTTGCTTATCCGCCCTAAGCGTGTCAAAAATCGTTTCATGGCTGCCTCCGCATTTTGCTTGTTTATTCCGAACTTTTACACTCTAAATTATACTCACGCTGAGGCGGTGCGTCAAGTATCGGAGCCAAAAGTGATAATGACATGTCAAATGTGCAAACTATAATTATTTATGAGAGGAGGCGGTGCGGATGATCGCAGAGAAAATCAAAAAGCTGCGGGAGGCAAGAGGCTGGAGCCAGGCGGAGCTTGCCCGCCGTTTGAGCGTTACCCGTAACGGCGTAAACTCTTGGGAGCAAGGGCTCTCCATGCCGTCCCCAGCGTGCCTGGTGGACCTGGCCAAAGTGTTCTCCGTGTCCACGGACTACCTGCTGGGCATTGAAAACCTGGACAGCGTGAATGTGACCGGCTTGAGTGCCAAAGAGGTGGCCCTGTTGACGGAGATGGCAGACATGCTGAGGGGCAAAACTGAAAAATAAGATGAGCAGCCCATAATTTTTCACGGGCTGCTCATTTTTTTCTTGACTTTATACACCTTTTGGTGTATAGTATAGACAGAAACCAACAGGAGGTGCCGCTTTATGGACCAGATGAAAACCAGCAAGCTCCAGCTCACCCGTCTTGCATGTGGTCTGTCACAATCTCAACTGGCCGCTGCCGCCAATATCAACCCCCGGATGCTCCAGTATTATGAGCAAGGGGCCAAGGACTTGAGCGGCGCTAAACTGGCCACGCTGCTGAAATTATGCACCGCCCTCCATTGCAAGCTGGAGGACATCCTGCCGGACGGTGAAACCACTGACCTGCTGGAGCAATACAAAGCAATGATGTGACACATTAGACCAAGCGGGGTGACAGCACCCCGCTTTTTTCTATTTCAAGGAGGCACCCGCATGAATTACAAAGGATTTCATCATCTCACATGGAATGATAGATTGACAATGGAAAAGATGCTCAAAGCCAAGTGCACCAAGGCCGCTATTGCTGAGGCTCTGGGCGTGTGCATCAAAACTGTCTATAATGAGATCAAGCGGGGCCTCTGCATCCAGCAGGTCAATGAGTGTGACTTTGAGGAGCAATACTGTGCGGATGTAGCAGAGCGGAAATATAGGGAACACCTCAAAGACAAGGGCCCGGACCTCAAGGTTGGCCATGACTACGCTTTTGTGGAGTTTGTGGAGCGCAAGATCATTGATGAGGGATTTTCTCCCGGTGCCGTGCTGGCAGTCATCCGTGAGGGCCAGCAGTTTGACACGGACATCTGTGAGAGCACCCTTTACAACTACATCTACCGTGGGGATGTGTTCCTGGAACTCACTCCGGAGCACCTGCACGAAAAAGGCCGCCGCCGTTATGAGCAGGGCTGGCAGAAAAGAGCAGCCAAGGCTCCCCGTGGCGAGAGCATTGAGCGCCGCCCTCCAGAAATCGCCGCACGCAACACCTTTGGCCATTGGGAACTGGACAGCGTGATGGGCACGGTGGGCTCCAACCGGGCGCTGCTGGTCCTCACAGAACGGCTCACCAGGGCGGGCATCATTCTGGCCGTGCCAGATCACACCGCCGCCAGCGTGGTCCGTGCCCTCAACGGCCTGGAGCGCCGCTTTGGCAAAAACTTCTACCGCATTTTTAAGAGCATCACAGTGGACAACGGCTGTGAGTTTTCTGACTATGAGGGAATGGAAAAGGCTTGCCGCAGAAAAGGCAAGCGCACCCGTGTTTACTACTGCCACCCCTATGCACCCCATGAGCGTGGCAGCAATGAAAATATGAATAGGTTGATTAGGCGGTTTTTCCCCAAGGGCACCAACTTTGATGAGGTGACCATCTCTGACATCCGCAAGGCTGAACGGTGGATAAATAACTACCCCCGCAAGGTGTTGGGATGGAAAACCTCAGAGGCTTTGGTCCGGGAATACCTGGCCGCCTAAATTGCACACATACCTCCGGGCAGCCGGGGCGGCTCTATGCCCTCCGGTGGCTTTTGCACGGCAATTTGTGGAAAAACCGCACAGAATTGGAGCCGCTGGACCTGTCCAGCGGCTCTATTTTGCCGTGTTCAAAAAATATTTTCAAGTTTTTTGCAATTTATTCTTGACTTTTTGCCATTTCTTATGGAAACTTTAGCGCTTTTTGTCACAATCTTTTGAATTTTCTGCCACTTCTTTCCCCCTCTTGCGTTGGGGCTTTTCCT